ACAATTGATAGTACAAACTTGAGAGTTGCAGATAGATTTATTATGGCCTCAAGTGGTTCAACAAGTGGTGATGGTGGTTTGATTGTAAGTACTGATGGAACAAAAGGTACTGCTCTTGGATATGATGATTCAGCAAAAAGATGGTCATTAACGAAAGAAGATGATACAGCAGAAGATGCAACATCAATTTCACCAAGACAATATGTTGTTTCGGTTAGTGGTTCAGCAACTGCACCAGCTGGAAATCCAAGTGATTTTGGAACAAGTTCTACTGATAGAATCGGTATGATGCATGTTAACACAAATGATGGAACAATTTGGATTTATTCATAAATTAAAGTGAGGTTACAATGGCTTTTAATGTTAAAGGCAAAACAACAAGTATAGTGAATGAAGTAGCTAAGTTTAAAAAGGATGAGATAGAGTTCTTGTTTGAATTAATTAAGAACTCTATGATTCCAGGTAAACATTTAGGTATAGCAATGGAAGTAGTTAATAAACTAAAATCGCAATACCAATTGATAAATAGAACAAGTGCGAAAGTACAAAAAGTTGAATCAAGGAAATCCGTAGTTGAGCAAGAAATTTCCCAAATTCAAGAAGAAGAAAAGCAAAGACTTAAAGAACAAGACGGAGAACTTTGGGTTGAAAAATAACTTATTGGCCTTGATGTGGCAATCAAGGAAGTGGGCCGAAGAGGTAACCAACCATAAGGAGATAAAATAAATGCCAAACTGGAAAAAAGTAGTAGTATCGGGTTCAAGTGCCCATCTAAATGAAGTAACTGCATCTGGAGTTATATGGACTGAATCTGATATAAGTGGTTCAACCATACGAGCCAGTGGTGATATCATTGCTTTCAATTCATCTGATAAAAGATTAAAAGATAATATAATACAACTTGGAAGTCCATTAGATAAGATTAATAAAATTGGTGGATATGAATTCGATTGGAATGAAAACCAACATGTCTATACAGGTCATGATGTTGGGGTTATTGCTCAAGAGATAGAAGAAATTATACCTGAAGCAGTTAAAGATAGAGATGGTGGGTACAAGGGTGTACAATATGAAAAGATTATACCATTATTGATTGAGGGTATTAAAGAATTAGATAAAAAAATCAAACATATCGAAAAGAATTGTGATTGTTTGAACAAATAGTTTTATATTTATTTATAGTAAATTAACAAGGAGTTATAATGGCAAAGAAAAAAAATACAGATAATGTTGTCAAGTTTACAGAAGACGAGTTAAAATCATTAGAGGCAGTAAGAAACGACTACCTTAATATTCAACAAGAATTCGGTAGAACCAAAGTAAGAAAAATTTTGGCTCTAAAACAAGTAGACGAGATTGAACAATATGGAGTTCAGTTAGAATCTGCGTACTTACAAGTACAAGAAACAGAGCAAACATTGGCTAAAACCTTAGAAGATAAATACGGAAAAGGTAATCTAAATGTTGAAACTGGTGAATTTACACCAATTTCATAAAAAAACTTCTAAGCTAAGTATATTTTGAGATTTTGAAATGATACTTATAGAGTAAGTATAAAAAGTTTTACTCACAAATTAATTAATAGGAGAATAACAACATGGCAGAGAGAATAGTCAGTCCAGGTGTTTTTACAAACGAAAAGGACTTATCATTTCTTCCACAAGGTATTGCTGATATAGGTGCTGCAATTATTGGTCCAACTAAAAAAGGACCAGCATTTGTTCCAACACAAATAACAAGCTTTTCACAATTTGAAAATATCTTTGGTGGAGTTGATAGTCGTTTCTATGTACCTTACACCGTCAAGGAGTACATAAAAAATGCTCCAGCAGTGACAATTGTTCGTGTGTTAGGATTAGGTGGATATCAAACATCTACCTTAAGACTGAATGTAACAAGTTCAATAGGGAACTTTACAGCAGCAGTTTTAAAACCATCAAGAAATGCACCATCTTTAGATATAGGTGGGCCAACTTCTGCATCTTTAGCAGCAGAGGGTGATTGGTCAAGTGCAGCTCTAACGATTGGAACTAACGCAGCAAAAACAATTTCATTTGATACAGGTTCCGCAAACTACATCACAAAGATTTTTGGTACAGACCCACAATCTACAAACAATGATGTTTATGTTTACAAGAACTTCAAAGACCTTCAATCATCCAATGGATTCGATGCAAATGTAAGTATGAGTATAGTAAGTGCTTCAACCTCAAATGGGGAAGATTTCACTCACGATTACGCAGTAGCAACTACACCTTACATCGTATCTCAGTTGGTTGGAAGTGCAAACAAAAGTTTATTTGAAGTAAATACTCGTTCACATGGAACAGATGTAAATGATAACTTTAAAATCGCTATAGCAGATTTAGTTGCAGCTGGTTCAGTACCAGGTAGTGATTTTGGTTCATTTTCATTAAGAGTGTTGAAGAATAATCCAGGTGAAACCAATGATGGCGAAGTAATGGAAGAGTTTACTAATCTAAACTTCGATTCAGATTCACAAAACTACTTACCAAGACAAATTGGTGATAGATATGTAACAATAGATACAAATGGAAAATTGACCTACAATGGTGATTGGCCAAACAAATCAGTACATATTTACATATCTGATTACGCATCAAATCTTGAGGGTATCGATGAATCACTAATACCACATGGTTTTGCAGCAGCAAGTAATCCAACTCTTGGAACAACAACAATCCCAAGTGCAAGTTTTGTAACAGCACAAAACAACACACTCGGTGTATTTGACCAAAATGTTTACTATGGTTGGAAATTTGCAGCAGAGACTAACAAACAATACCTTGCTCCAATACCTGCAAGTGCAGGCACTGGAAACAATGCAGTATTCTCACTTGAGAATATGTTAGGACACGCTGATGCATCTACTCTTGGTATAACAACATACGCAGATGGAACTGAAAATCTATCTTTATCAGCTGCAGCGAAATCTCAGTTGAAATTTGTTGTTCCTTTCCAAGGCGGATTTGATGGTGATAACCCAACAACATTGAAAGCAGTAGGTAATGATATCTCAGGTACAAACACACAAGGATTCAATTGTAATGATGCGAATGCTAGTGGTTCTGTGGCTTACAAACGAGCAATTAATGCAGTAAGTAATCCAGACGAGTTTGATATCAATTTATTGGTAACACCAGGTATCATACATGAATATCATAATTCAGTTACTAATCATGGTATTAGTAAAGTAGAATCTCGTGCAGATGCATTCTACATTATGGATGGTTCAAGATGGGGTAGAAGTGTGGCAAATGCAGTATCAGATATTAATACTATCGATACTAATTATGCTGGTACATATTATCCATGGGTCAAGATAATTGATGAAAGTAAAAATAAACCAGTATGGGTTCCACCATCAGTTGTATTACCAGGTGTGTTATCATTTAATGATTCTATAGCACACGAATGGTTTGCACCTGCTGGATTGAATCGTGGTGGATTATCATCAGTATTAGAAGCAAAAACAAGATTAACACATACAGAAAGAGATGAACTCTATGAAGGTCGTGTTAACCCAATTGCTTCATTCCCAGGTCAAGGTGTTGTGGTGTTTGGACAAAAAACATTACAAGGAAAACCATCTGCTCTTGATAGAATCAATGTAAGAAGACTGTTAATCAGACTTCGTAAATTCATTGCTTCTTCATCAAGGTTCTTGGTATTCGAACAAAACACAAGTGCAACAAGAAACAAGTTCCTATCTATAGTGAACCCATTCTTGAATAGTGTACAACAAAATAGTGGATTAAGTGCGTTTAAAGTAGTAATGGATGAATCAAACAACACACCAGATGTTGTAGATAGAAACCAATTAGTTGGTCAAATCTTCATTCAACCTACAAGAACTGCTGAATTCATCGTGTTGGACTTCGTAATACAACCGACAGGAGCAGCATTTCCTGAATAAGTTTATTAGTAAGTAATAGACAAACAAAAACCCCGCTTTTTCAAGTGGGGTTTTTTGTTGCTGTTTCTAATATAGTGAAACTCTGCATAACCCTTTCGATTTCAAATATGTAGTAATCGAGAACCCACAAATTTACATTTCTAACGCATCTAACCATTCCTCTATTTCGTTGTAAGTCATTCTACCATCTTCTTCAAGAGCTTCTCTCTGTTCTTGTCTTGTTAATGGTTTATCATTGTTCCATACTGGTCCAATATTAGTTTCTGCTTGAAACTCAATATCATGTTCTGGTAATTTACCATTATTTCTATTTAATTCATAGTTCATACAACCTATCGCAAAAGTTCCCATATCCATATTTCTATCCTTTTCTATCATTATTACACTATAATATAATGCTTTTAAACATTGGAGTCAAGTGTTTTTTTATTTTTTTTTCGCACAATACCAAGTACAATATTTACCATCTTTGTACTCGATAACTGCTTTTACTTTTTTACATTTATTACAATTCATTATTTATCTCTCATTTCTTATATCTTAATATACAACATAAAACCTATACAAGTCAAGGATTATTTTTAAAAAACTTCAATAAAACTAAGAAGAAAGTACTACTATAATTCACTTTTTTTTGTTTGCTGATATTTATTATCGAAGAAATTTTAAAGGCAAATACTTTAGGAGATAAAAATGGCCGATATTTTAAATCAAGACGAAATCTTTTTCAAAGCGTTTGAACCTAAAACTAAAAATAGGTTCATTATGGATATCGATGGTATACCGAGTTACTTTGTAAAAACAATGAATAGACCTCAAATCACATTTGAGGAGATTGAACTAAATCATATCAATGTTAAACGATACCTTAAAGGTAAAGGTACTTGGGAACCATTAGAGATTACTCTCTATGACCCAATCGTTCCATCAGGTGCTCAGGCAGTTATGGAATGGGTTAGATTACATCATGAATCTGTAACAGGTCGTGATGGATACTCTGATTTCTATAAGAAAGATATTACTTTCAATCTTTTAGGACCAGTTGGAGATAAAGTTGAAGAGTGGAAGTTGGTTGGTGCATTTATCCAAACAGCAAACTTCAACGATTTGGATTTTGCTAACGGAACGGATGTTGCTGATATCAGTTTAACACTTCGTTACGATTACGCTATTTTATCATTCTAAGAACGGAGGGCATATGAGTATGTGGGAAATTTTCAAAGATGACAATGAGTACAATGAGAAATCAATAATTGGTTTCGGTGCATTCACAATAATGGTTATTTTTGCAGGAGCAGATGTTGTTACTGGTATCATGGGTAAAGACTTAGTTATCAATGATGTAGTATACAATTCATTTCTATTCACTACTTTAGGTAGTTTCGGTATCGCAGGTGCTGAAAAAGTATTAGGAAATAAAAAATAAAAAAATAAATTCGTTTTTACGAAAGTTACAACATAATTATTATATATGGTTTTAAATTCATTTCATAGGAGATAAACAATGGCTGAGAATCAGTACGCGTTTCCTACTGAACAATTATCTTTACCATCAAAAGGATTACTATATCCTAAAGATAGTCCGTTAAGTAGTGGAACAATAGAAGTTAAATACATGACTGCAAGAGAAGAGGATATTCTTACCTCTGCAAACTTAATAGAAAAAGGGACAGTAATTGATAAATTATTGGAAAGTGTTATTGCAGACCCTAAAATTAAATTAGATGATTTATTAATCGGCGATAAGAATGCACTTATGGTAGGAACTCGTGTGTTGGGATATGGTAAAGAATACAATATAAAAATCACAGACCCAGATACTGGTTTAGAAGTTGAAACATCATTTGATTTAACAAAATTAGAAACAACCAAACCAGATGAAAAGTTATTCAAAAATGGAAACAAATTTGAATTTACCTTACCTACATCTAAAAGAACTATAGAGTTTAAGTTACTAACTCACAAAGATGAGAGAGAACTTGATGTAGAGATAGAGGGATACAAAAAGATACAAGCAGTTGGTGGAGTTTCAAGAGAACTTACCACAAGATTAAAAAGACAAATCATTTCAGTAGATGGTGAAACTGATAAATCAAAGATTAATGATTTTGTTGATAATCAATTTCTTGCTAAAGATACAAGAGAATACAGAGCACATCTAAAAACAATTACACCAGATGTAATATTCGAACAAGAATATACAAGTCAAATAGGAGAGCCCCATAAGGTAAATATACCAATAGGGGTACGATTTTTTTGGCCTGAATCCAGCGTATAAAAAAGACCTACACGAAAGTATATTCAATTTAGTTTATCATGGTAGTGGATTCAGTTGGACTGAACTCTACAACATGCCTGTTCACATGCGATTATTTTATCAGAATCTACTAATAGAACAACGCAAGAAAGAACACGAGGAAGTAAAACGAAGACGAAATAAAAAGTAACTATCTCGATATTTATTAATGGTAAAACATATCCAAAAGGAATCCAACAATGAAATTAAATGAGAGACAAGTACAAGTATTAAAAGATAAAGGATTGTGGGAAGGCTTTCTTGATTCACTCAAACAGAGTATCAAGAAGTTGACGAAAAAAGATTTAGATAAAATCACTAAACGACACAACAAACAAGTAGCAAACTTCCTAAAAGATTTCGAAAAAAATCCTGAAAAATATGGTTATTAAATAAAAACTCTAAGGAATAGTTCGTGGCTGAAAACACCATATATTTAAAAAATCAAGAAAAAATAATTAAACTTACCGAACAAGAGGATAAGATTAAAAAGGATATCGCCCAATCTGCCAAAGAAATCGCAAAAGCTGGTGCAAAGGCCACTGAAGAACAAAAAGAAAGATTAAGAACACAAAAACTTGAATTAAAAGTAAAACAAGATGAAAAGAAAGTTACTCAACAAATAGGTAATATCCATGAAGAAATTGCTGATGAGATGTCTACGGAACAATTATTATCTTTTGATATCAGTAAAAATTTAAAAAGCCAAAAAAAGATTGATGAGGATATTGCCAAAATAAAAATGAGTGGTAATAAAGAAGATGCAGAGGCACTTTCTGTATTACAGAGAAGAAAAAAAACAATGGATGAACTTCTCGATACCACTATTGATAACGCATCACAGGCACAAGCAACTCAACAAATAGGTGAAAAAACTTTAGAAACACTTGGTATGAGTATTTCTTCTTTAAAGGGTATGAAAGACCAAGCAATTCTATTTGGTAGAGCATTGATGGCTAATCCTTATATGTTAATACTTGCAGGATTTGCTTTATTGATAATGTACATAAAAGATACCGTCTCATTTAGTATGAAGTTATCAAAAGAATTAGGAGTATCTGCATCACAGGCAGGAAAACTAAGTAATGAGATAGGGTTTGTAAGAAGAAAATTTTTAGATATGGTGGGGATTGATGTTTCTGCTATTTCAGGTCAGTTATTAGAAGATTTTGGTGATGTAAATATGCTTTCTGGTAAGACAGTACAAGAGATAGGTACTATGGCTCTTGGAATGGGAACTACTGGTCAAAACCTTGTAAAAGTAAGTAAAACAATGCAATCAGTATTACCAAGTGTAAGTAGTTCTGCAGAAGCAATGGAATCA